TTGCGGATAAAGATCCAGAATTGGAACAACTTCGTCAAGCCTTTAATGACTATGCTGAAACAGGAAAGCCAAATTCAGAACTCTTGAAAGTGTTTGGTCAATTGCAGATTGAGGTTGATCAGGCAATTCGTGCAGCTCAACAGGCACCACAACCTCAATCAAATCCACAGCGTACACCTACTCCAAATAATGTAACAGGTGGCATGTCTACAGGTGGCCAAGTAGCTGGTTAAATAACTGTTGACGTCCTTTATTAGTTAAGGTACCATACGGTTATCTTAACTAATAGGGGAAAGAAATGTGGACGAATTTTTGGACCAGGGTTGAAGGGGTTCTAACCAGTTCTGCACCCAGTGATGGCAAAATTTATAATGCCAAATGCTGGATGATCAGCAACATCTCTCAACCAATTCTGGAGATTGCATGGTTGTGTGGGATTCGCAGTCATAAGCCCATATCCACGTATACTGTGGAGGATCTCATCTAATGCAACCCACTCCTGAAGTAATTGACAATATCCGCACGTTTGTTCGTCTAACTGTTCTCACTATTAATCCGAAATATACCAACAGGTTCCGATCTGAATTGGATCTAGTTGAAGCAATTAAAGTGTTGCAAATTTATTTCGATGAAACCAAGAGAATGATCGGCAAGAAAATGTATCGTGGACAACCATTTGATGTTGTGGAAGATGTCAAACGAGCCATGGAAGAATATTTTCTAACAGGTCGAAATGAACACGAATCGGTGGTCGCAAGAAGTAGAAATCTTAACATGTACTATCTTGTTATTGTGCCGATCATTGAAATGTTCAAAGTCTTGTCTCATGACGACATGATTAAGGAATTGGATGAAACCCTTGCAGCGATCAAAGAGGTTATAATGGCAATGGATTTGCCCACTCACTACGATGATGGTATTGTGGCATTGGCACATGTGGGTGATATGATTAAAATTCGCGAACAGGCACGAAAGCAGGAAATCTCCAAACGTAAGCGAGGGAAACGCAATACAAAAAAATATAAATTGCTTGACTATGAGGAAACCGAAATCATGAAAGAAGACGAGGATTCTAGCATAATTGCCTTGAGTTTCTAAGTATTTCTTATAAGATATTTGGCCGCCCTTTGTGCTCGTTTAGGATCATCGTTTATGAAGCCAAGGGCTATGTTACATTTGTGACATAACAACCCACGCACCTTTCCGGTCGTATGGTTGTGGTCAATGCACCAGTTGTTTTGTTTTTCCAAACAAATAGCACATTTGTTTTTTTGCTCTTGGAGTAATTGTTCATACTCGTGTAACAATAACCCATATCGTTTCAATTTACCTCGAACACGATGAAGTTGTGATCGCTCGGGATTTTGATCTCGCCATTTTTTTGTGCGACGGCGCCTTGATAACTTTAAATCCTCTCGATGCTTGTTGTCTTTATACCAAGATTTAGAGACATCTAGGCGCTTCTTCTTTTGTTTCGGTGTATTACGAAGGGTCATTTCACACTCAACGCAATGATATCGAACGTCTCTCTTTGCGACATGTCCATGTTTGCAGGGTTTTCCAGAAAAATAAAAAGGTGATCCCACTCTAATTGCTTCTGGTTGGGTCTTCGGTAAAGCATAAATATCTTCTGACATATAATCCTCTTCACAAATAATTAATTTTGGTTTGGGTATTTATAGGAACAATATCGCATGAGCACATTTGACCTTCTGACTAACGCACCAGGATTATTACGCGCAGAATCACTGAACGTCCAGATCAGATTTGAACGCACAGGTCCAACAACTGGTCGAGTTTCATGGAACATTCCAACTCCAGCATCTGGTTGTACGGCAGAAACACAAGCATATTGTGGTATGCTTGTTACACTAGATACCACACCAGCAAGCATCGCAAAATCACCGACTGCTGGACAAATCTATGCTTCAGATGCGACAGCAGATCCAGCGCTGTTTGCAGGAGATAAAATTGAAACAGCATTTGTTGTTGGGGCATTTTATGAAGATCGCACGACGACATTTTTTGATATTACCGGATTGAAAGCAAACACTGCTTACTATCTAACAGGATACCCTGTTGATTGTCAGTATCGTTATTTTGTTTCTGGTGTACATGCATATTCACAAGACTTCACAGGCAAAAGCACTGAAGACACGTCAGGAGTACAAATTGTTGCTCTTGCAGGTAACAGCTCACCCATAACAGATTTCAACGTTGAAAATCACCTAGTGCCTGTAACAAATATCCGAACAGCGGGTATTAATTCAACAGATGTAACAGGATTGATTTGTGGAGCGTTTTATGATTTCAAATGTCAAATTCATAATGTTGCTGCTCCTAATACTCCACGTCCAGAAGGATCACCAGGTCCAGAATTACAAGGCTATACGATAACTATTGATGGGTGCTATGCATCAACATATCAAGACCTTGCAAATGAAATTAATAAACAGTTTGCACTGTTGTCGAATCCACCGCAAGGTCCACTTCCACCAAGTACAAATGGATTTTATTGGGAAGCATCTACACAAAAATTATTTCAGTGGAATGGATATACTCATGTGGAAGTTCCAGTCATTATTCAAGGAACTGATCCATCGATTGTAGTCATAGGAACATATTGGTACAACCCTGAAACAGAAGTGTTGCAAATTTGGAACGGTACAACATGGAATGCTGTCACAGTTATTAACTTTGCAACCGATCCTACAGTGCCAATTTGTGATAAGACGTACTGGTTCAATGGTACACAAGGTTATTTGTGGAATGGTGTTACGTGGTGTGAACACACAACATACATCAGTACCACAGATCCATCAGTTCAATTATCAGCTCCTTGTGGTTCTTTCTGGTATGATTCGGATGACTTCCTATTGTATCGTTGGAATGACACATTGGGCATGTGGGACGTGACATCGGCTATTCAATATTTTGAAGACCCTAATTCTCTAACAAATGGTGCGTACTGGTTGGATGAAACAAGCGTCCAATTGAAAACTTGGAACGTGCCAAATCCAGGTTGGAACGTTGAAGCAAACGTCGCAATACAAGAAACTGAACCAACAACACCAGCCGTTGGAAAATTTTGGTACAACCCTGCATTACGAGAATTAAGACAGTGGGATGGAATGGTTTGGCAACTTCTCGAAGTAATAATATTTCCAACAGATCCAACAGTTCGCGAAAGTTGTGATTTGTGGTGGGATACTATGCTCGATGTTATCAAAGTTTGGGACGTTGTAAACAATGAATGGGATACAGCAACAACGTTTTATCAACAGGCAACTGACCCAACGCTTCCACCAAATTTTGTGGACGGTGATCTTTGGTATAATCCAGACACAGACCTACTTGGGGTCTGGCAAAACATTTGTTTCAAAGACACTCCATTTATTAACTGGCCAACAGATCCAACACTAACGATTCCTAACGGTACTGTTTGGTTTGATGGTACTGAATGGTGGGTGAAAGTTACAACTGGATGGGATATAATCACTCCAGTTGTTACCGTTCAAGACCCAACAATGTTTGCACCTGGTACGTATTGGTTTAATACAACAAACAATTCTCTTCAAGCATGGAATGGTGTTGTGTGGATGAATATTACATATTCAACCACACCGCTTACACCGGCAAAACAAACATTATGGTATGATAATGCAACGGGTATGTTGATGATATGGGATGGTACGACGTGGGTTGCTGCTACCCCACTTGCAACCGTTGAAATAGATCCTAATGGAAACTTTACGTTCACCGATACAAATCCTGGAAGTTTGTCTTACATTGCAGTTCAAGATATAACGTTGTTCCAAACCTTACTTGTTCCATTCCGAATTTTACTACCACAGCCAGGTACTGATGGTCTCTCTGGCGAACCAGCATATAAAGAGTTGGGCGTTGGTACGGATGGTTCAACAGATGAACGGTTTGCGTTGATGAATGAAATTCGGTATGAACTTGGTTATCCAGTTGTGGATGTTGAACTAACACAAGAGCAATTAGATTTTTGTGTATCACGAGCCATTGAAGAAATTCGTGGTCGGTCAAATATCGCTTATCGCCATGGTTTCTTCTTCATGCGAATTAATGCTGAAACACAAAAATACCAGCTAACAAATAAAGTTTCTGGTATGAATAAAATCGTCAACATCACTGGTATCTATCGATTAACATCAGCGTTCTTGAGTTCTGCTCATGGTGCTGGTATCTATGGACAGATTGTTCTGCAACACTTGTATAACATGGGAACATTTGATTTATTAAGCTATCACATGATTGCTGACTATGTTGAGTTGATGGAAATTCTCTTCGCAGCGCGTGTTACATTCACGTGGGATGAACACTGTCGTGAATTGTGGATTCATCATCGCTTTCCATTTAACGAGCGTATGGTTCTAATTGAGTGTTCAACCGAACGCGTGGAACAGGAAATTATTGTTGACAGGTGGTGCCGATCATGGATTCGTCGATATGCAGCTGCAACGGCACGAGAAATTCTAGCAGAAATTCGAGGCAAGTATTCATCACTTCCAGGTGCAGGGGGAGGTATTAGCTTGAACGCTGCAGAGCTTCGAGCAGCCGCATCCGAGATGAAATTAAAATTGGAACAAGAAGTGTTTGATTATGTTGCTGATAAGCCAGAAGACTTTGGTCTTGGAGCTCAGTTAGTCATCGGTTGACCCTAAAAGGTGTAAGGAGCCCGTTATTTCCCTGCTGTGCCTAAAGGGTTAGAGTATATATCACTATGAAACTTGATACAAAAACATTTGTAGAACGAGCAAAACAAGTTCACGGCGACAGATACGATTACTCAAGAACTGAATACAAACGTAGTACAGAAAAAGTTGAGATTGTCTGTCCAATGCATGGGGCGTTCTTGCAACGTCCTGAAAATCATGTCAACCAAAAACAACATTGTCCAAAGTGTGCGAATGTATGCAAAGGTAAACATGAACGTTTCTCGGTTGAGTGGATGATGCGATATCCCGAAAGGGCATATGCACCAGCTTTGCTATATGTTGCAGAAGTAAAGAACAAAGGAACCAATCATCTTGAGGTTGGTGTTGCAACAAAGAGCATCAAGAAAGGCTATACAACCGAACCGAACACAACCTTACTGCACCTTCAATACATGTCTTTGAAGCAAGCCTTGTTGCTGGAGGGGGAAATTCAAAAAGCTCTAAATAAACATCTCGAAACTTCAGTTATATTTTCTGGTGGAAAAACAAAGCGTTTGAAAGACATCCCCGCCGTACGAACTATTTTGAACCAAATTTTGTTACAAAACGAAAAGACTTCATAAATAATTACGTAAGTTTTCATTTTATCTAAGGAGAAAAGTAATGAACACACCATCACCATTTATCGGACTTGACGTTTCCTGGAATCGTATGGAAGAACCAGTCCTTCCATTGAACGGCGCCGGATCCGCAGGCGTCGCACGAGTTAGACTCGGTCCAAACTTTCCTGGCAGTGCTTCGTCACCAACAGGTCTAGCAAACGACGCAACAGTCTACACAGCAACATTACGCTTTGATGATGCTACAACCAATGCGATTTCAATCGTGGGTTCAGCAGCACAAACCATCACAACGTTGCTCGCAGAACTAAACACTGACGTCACAACTCCAGTAGTCACACTTGAAGGTAATGAGCTTGTTTTCACAAGCGCAACCACAGGTCCAGCAAGCTCAGTATTCATCAGTGACACGGGTACTAACTTCCTATTTGCAAGTCTACGTGGTGACACAGACCCAGCAACATTGTCTACTGAAAAGTGGGGCGTTGTTGATTATGATAGCACACGTGGTTGGGCTGCAATCGCTGGTTCAGCAAACCGCGTTGGTCGTAGCGAACGTGGTAACGTCACATATTTGCGTTGGGACAAGATGGATGATGTTCATCAAGAACACGTTATAGCAGTTGTTAACACGTTTCTATCGAGTGTTGCAACAGGCAATCAACCATGGGTTAACGCAGCAGCTGGTATCGCCATTACAGGTGGCGTTCCAACACAAGGCAGCGCCTCAGAGTTGAGCCGCGCTACCGTTTATCAGCTTCAGCTCGACGTAAACGGTGATGGTAACGTCACAATTTACGCTGACCTCAATGTCCCACAAACAACTGGTGAATCATTTTCACGCCTTGTACAAGCTATTAATACAGGTATTGCTAACGCAGTTCGTGCAGATGGTAGCAAACTTCCAGTAGTATGCGAATGGCAACAAGGTGTTGATGGAACAACCCAGCCGTCAATGCTTGTATTCCGCGTTCTTGACTCGTTTGAGTTGTTCTCAGCAACATCTGCTGGTAATCTTGAACAAGGTGCGGGTTCAGCAGTAGTTATTACAGACGGTCTTGCAAACGGTCTTGTTGCAGCACTTACAGCAACAGCAACGTGGACAGCAGCTATTGATACAGCTCAAGCTGGATTCGGTGTTGTTAGTTTCAACCGCGTAAACGCAGCAGCAGTTCTTCCTGCAACAGTTCCAGCAGTTCCAGCAGGAAACTATGACTTTACTGTTGCAGTTGAAGATGCGGGCGTTCGTGCTTCTTATAATGTAACGGTTGCTGTAACAGCAGCAGACAGCATGACAGTTATTGCAGCAAGCATGCAGGCAGCTCTTCGCACAGCAACAGGCGAACTGGAAGAAGTTACAGCAGTGGGTAACTCGTTCTTGATTGCAAACGAAGCTGCAGGTACTGGCTTCAACACACAAGTTGTCGTCACAATTCCAACAGCTGGTGCTAACTCAGACCTGTTCAACGCAATTGCAGCAGCACTTGATGTTGTAGATTCGCGTGGTGACACAAGCGTCTCAACATACGCTGTTGATGGTTTTGCAACACCAGGCGTTGACGGTGCAGTAGCAGGCCTATCATTCCCAGAGACATACAACGGTGTATCGTATGCAAACTGGGGTGCAGTGCTTGGTGCAACACCAATTGGTGGTCGTGTCGGTTCAGGCCAGTTTATCCACGGTCTAACAGGATTCGGTCCTCTCTTTACTAGCGGTTCTGCAATGGTATTTGAAAAGGAAAGTCGTCCACAAGCTCTTGGTCAGTGTGTTAACCGTTCAGTATACTGGGACGGTGCTGCATGGCGTTATTTCGTTGCCGGTGATGCAAGCCGTGTCCTAGCAGATGACACAAGTGCAGGTACAAACAACCCACCACAAACATTAGCCAGTGGTGCATAATTTGTAACACCTTTGTTATTTGGAATACGATAAATACCCACAGAGATGTGGGTATTTTCGTTTAGGGGTTAAAATAAATGTCAACATGTGTTGAACAGCCAGATGGTACATTTTGTCCACCAAAATCAAATTGGGCAACGTGTAGTCCGTGGGACATTTCTACCCAGGATCGATTAAATTGCTACATTGATGGACTTATCAATGAAAGCTTGAACATCGCTGGTGCAAAGATTAACGTTCGTAAATTACTTGGTGTTCAAGAACAAACCGCATTGATTGATCTTGCCAAAAATGGCAATGCAATTTCAGGTGGCGATTGGACAGGATTTCCTGCGTCAAATGCTTTTACAATGTTCACAACAGAATGGCGTTCAAAGCAAGGCGGCTCAACGGCAATCATAGCATCTTCATATCTTGGATACGACTTTGGTGAAATTAAAATCGATTCAGGGCGCCGTCGTTATGGAATCGACACAAGCATTCGTCATCAAATTACAACGATTCGCATTAAGCAATCTAACAATCCAAACTATCGTGCTACGAAGGTTCGTGTAGAACGTTCGGAAGATGGTGTTGGATGGTATGGTGTTGCAGCAGTTGATTTACCAAATGACAGCAACCTAAACACAATTTCATTTAAGCACTCTGTACCAAATCGTTTTTGGCGTCTACGTCCACTTGCTTTTGCAGGAGGATCTAGTGATAGTTGGGGTGTTCAGGCATTAGAAATGCACAGCTATATGGCATCAGCGGTCGATAACATTCAAGATAAGATATGGATGGAAAACCGCAATCGAGATTACGATCGAACGTGGACAGAGATGAAAGGGTATTACACACTTACCACTCCAGAATTAGACATTACAAAATTTATGGCTGAGCTTGGTGATAGTGGAACATATAGAATTAAATTACCTTTCAGTGCTTGTGTGACACTACTTGGACGTCCGATAATCATTGGTGATATTTTTGAACTACCAAGTGAAGCACAATATACACCAACACTTGAAGTGCGTAAGAAATTTCTAGAAGTAACAGACGTAACATGGGATCCGGATTCCTACACTCCTGGTTGGATGCCAACACTATTGTTGATTACTGCTAAACCAGCTATTGCAATGGAAGAAACACAACAAATTTTTGGTGATCTTGCAGCAAAAACGGATGATTCGGGACTATTTGATAATGACGATGGTAACAATCCAAATTATCAGGACTACAGCACCGTTGAACAAACAATCAATCAGCAAGCTCTTGATGTCCTTCCACAACGTGGCTCAGAAGGCTCAAATGTTGTTCGAGAATTTACGAAAGCAGAAATCGCACAAACGGTTGATGATGGCGTTCCTCATATTACAAAAATTGGTTTTAACAGAACAGGTTTATATGTGGAGGATGCAATGCCACAAAATGGGGACGATTTTACAGAAGGAACAACATTCCCACCAAGCCCATCGGATGGGGATTATCATCGTTTGACATATACTGGTCTTGCAAAAGATGTTCCACCGCGTTTGTATCGCTGGTCCATAACCAAAGGAAGATGGGTGTATTTAGAAACGGATCGAAGATTGCAATTCAATAACCAGAAGGCTGTGATCGAAGAATACTTGACAAGTTCAACACGTAAACCAGCAGGAGAAATTAACTAATGTCTATTCAGAAAACAGCATATTACTACGATCACCAAGTTCGCAAGTACACGCTGCAATTCATGGCGATTTTTACTGGCCTTCAAGTACAAGTAGGAAAATTAAAAACAGGCAATACGGTTGCAGAATTAGATCCAACATGTGAAGATCCAAACGCAACCACAGATGTACCAGAAATACTAAACGAGCGTTTAATCAGCGTTCCAATACACTATGGATATTCCGATCGAATTGTCGCATCCATATTGGCAGATAATGTGCAAACAAAACCAATTCGTCTTCCAGTTATGAGTGCTGTTATTGGAGGAATCAAACTATCACAAGAGCGTATGCATGGACAAAAGGTAGAACGTCGAAATACATATGTTCCAGTTGGTGGGTTAGTACCTGATGACATAAAAGTGGTTCATCAATACATGCCTATTCCATTTGATCTCAAGATGGAGCTATCAATTTACGCCAGTAATACTGAGCAGCAATTCCAAATTCTTGAACAGATTTTTATGCTATTTGATCCACAATTAAACATTCAAACAAACGACGCTGTATTCGATTGGACCAGATTAACACAAGTTACTCTTGATGACGTTGATCTTAATCAAAATTATCCAATAGGCACGGATCGTCGTATTATTCAAAGTACATTATCTTTCACAATGCCAATTTGGATTAG